TCGAGTTAGACCCTGATTATTTTAAGATAGCCTGTAAACGCATTGAAGATGCACAGCGGCAAAAAGATTTGTTTATATGAAAACAAAACCCGGCCACTTTCACATGGACGGGTTATTTGGTTTAGAAAACTATTTCTTCGGCATTATCCAATTCAACAGGTTCAAAATTATATGAGATAATTCGCTTGTATTTTCCTTCATTTACAACCGTGATTTCAGTCGGTTTCATAAGTGAAAATTCAACAACTGATGCAGTCACATTTCCGAGCTTCATAGTTGCCAAAGCTTCATCAACTGATCCTGGTACAGGTGCGCTGCTGCGCTCATTCCACCACTTCACGGCTTTCAATCTGGCAAAATTAGATTCATCATGGCTTAAGCAAATCCATTCTGAGAATGATCCAGTAAGGCAATAATACGTTATTTTAAGCGTCGGTATTACCTTATCTTTTCCTATATGTTTTGAGTAAGAAACAGAAATAACCTTATGTTTTACTGGGGGTTCATCGCTAGCAAGAAGGTATTTGTTCTTTGCCGCTGCTTCAAGTTTATCGCTTAAGAAGCTGTATGAACAGGAATAGCAATATTGCTGCGATGACCAGCACTCAGTGCCGCATGAAGGACAAATCTTCATGACTGGAGCTGATTTTTCTTTCTGCTCATCCTTTTCTGATTTATGTCTCTTGCGAATATCAACTTTATCAATCGGCCCGAGTGCGTCAATCACTCCGCCGAAATCAAGTACCATACAGTCTTGCTTATCTGGTGCTGTCCTGATGCCACGGCCAATGCACTGAATGTAAAGAACGGGTGATTTGGTTGGTCGCATAAAGGCCAGCAGGTCAATATCCGGAACGTTAAAGCCAGTCGTTAGAACAGCTACATTAACAATGCAGCGTATTTCCCCGGCCTTAAAACTGCGTATAATATCATCGCGCTCTGCATCAGGCGTCTCGCATGTAACCATCTCGCAGCTAATCCCATGCGCTCTTATAGCGTCTCTAGTATGTTCGCAATGCGTGACGCCAGCAGTAAAGACAAGCCATTTCTTGCGCTCTGCGCCAAGCTGCACGATTTCCTTGACGCAGCTTTTTGTCACTTCATCAATATCAACAGCGCGTTCTAGCTGACCAGCTATATAATCACCGTTTCGAGTTCCAACGCCTGTCACTGACATTTTAGTTTGCACGTCTGGTGTTACTGGCTTGCACAAATAACCGTTGCTTATCATCCAGCCTATTTCAATCTCATAGCAAACGCCGTCAAACAAACGGCCTTCGCCTTCATCTAGTCGGCCTGTATCAGCCCGGAACGGCGTACCAGTCAGTCCGATGACAATGCAGTTAGGATTAATCTGCTTGCACGCATCTATAAACTTGCGATATTGCGTCGCCTCGTTATGGCTCACCAAATGAGCTTCATCAATAATGATGACCTGCGGCGCTTTGGGAAAGCGCAATGCCTTATCGTGTACGCTCTGTATACTGGCGAACGTCACATCGTTATGCAGCCGCTTTTGCTTGAGGCTGGCGCAATAGAAGCCAAAATCGCAATCAGGATATTGCCCGCGCATTTCATCAGCGTTTTGCACGAGCAATTCTTTGACATGCGTTACAATAACTACTTTTGTATGCGCCGCCTGCTGGTGTATCTGCTTAACCAGCTCGGCAATCATCAGGCTTTTCCCGGCCCCTACTGGTGCTACTATAAGCGGATGTCCGGTATTGCCATCAGCAAACCACTGAAACACGCTTTTAATAGCTGCTTCTTGATATGAGCGTAATATCTTCATTTCTTGTGGCAATGCTCCGCGTAATTGCAAAAACGGCAAATCCAGAAGTCCGGCTTATCGCTAATGCGCGGTGGCTCTGCCCTGCTGTTTATGATTTTCTCAGCCCGGTCGATATATTTCATGGCGACTTCTGCTTCATACTCTGTACGGCATGATACCATGTCGCGTCCACCAGATAGCGCGCACACCAGATAATGACGGTCAAGCTGCATGAAGTGCATATAAAGCTGCGCCTGAATGAAATATTGTTCATTCCAGACCTTAAGCGCTTTCTTCTCACCATGGGCCGCCAAAGCTGTTTTCAATTCTCCAAATTTTTTCTCGGCGCTGCACTTGATCTCAAGAACATGCGTTGTCTTTGGAGCCTGTAATATTCCGCGAATAATACCATCGCGATGTCCTTTTAGTTTTCCTCCCAAATGTGAAAAGCCGAACTGATTTCCGTTCTGATCTTTATCCCAAATTTCAATGCCTTCAACCATGCGTAGACGGTCGATAATAAGCTGTTCAGTGCGGTGGCCGTCCTCAAATGCTGCCAATGTGGTAAACTCAAAAGGCTTTATTTTAATTGATAATTTATCTTGATTTATTGAATACCAAATCTTGCGAGCGCATTGCTCGCCGATAAGGCTCGCGCCCAAATAGTCACGTTGAGGCTCAAGTTCATGCTTCTTCTGCATGGCCTGTTTTACAGCTTCAAGCGTAGGGTCTTTGGGCGCGAGCGGTATCATTTTATTACACCTGCCATGGCATCTTGTTAGATGATCCTGATGCTGTAGCTGTTTGTGCTACAACACCGCTTGGAGCTGGCTTATATCCGGCAATGACAGATTTATCCTTGCCAATTCGCTCAACGCCGTCCTTATCCTTCCAAGGTTCGCCCTTCTCAGTCTTGAGTGTAATTACAAACGGGCGGTTGCGTAGCTTGCTCTCATCGTCCTGCAAGTCAGAATAGCCGATTGATTTACAGTATTTTGCATACTGTTCGTATGCAATCTTCACAGCAGTCGGATTAGGATTGACAAGATTGAAGCGGTCTACAAACTCAGTATCTTTATACTGACCGGTCGTGATGACATGGGTCAGTGCCAGATATTTACCAGTGCCTGCGCTGGTGTCCTTCATTTCAGCTTTTACGCAAACAGCTGTGTAGTCACCGTCCGGCAAAAGCGGCATTCCGCCCGTTCCGGCGTTAGCCAGAATTTCATCAACGCTTGCTTTCTGAACTGGAATTACAAAGCTACCCATGATTATTTCTCCTGCTTATTGGTTGAGCCAATGATCTTCTTGTAGATAGCGCCGAGATTGGCAGGCTCGACAATATCCAATGCTCCGCTACGGTCTTTCGCTTCATAGTTTGCGTCGCGCTGCGTCTGGAAACCTGATTGCAGATTGCCTTCTGCGTCCTTCCAGTTTTGCAGGGCGAACACCTCATCAAAGAAGTATGGAAGCGCAGCAGGAATCTTCTGGCCGGGGGCAGACGGGCCAAAAATAATACCTCCAGTTATTTCATCCTTCACTTTTTCCTGCTTAGATGACATATAGACGTTCTTCGGCAGGTCGCGGAATGCCCGGATAAGCCCGGTCATAATGTCCTGCATCTCGCCATATGCCTTGCGCGGGTCTTTGGTCTGTTCCTTTTCGTTAGCCAGAACAACCTCTGCAACCTCACTAATTGAGTCAATGCAAACCCATTCATATGTTTTGTCATTCTGCATCTCGGTATAGGCAAGGCGGAGATCATCAATCGTTTTGACCGTGAACACGTCAATGTCATGGCCACGCAAAGACAGCAACCCGGCTTCGGCGCTCAGGATGATGGTCTTCGCTCCGGTTGTAGCACAGAGGCGGGTCTTCCCGCTTCCGGCTGGACCATGAACCAGCACCTTTACAAAATGTGCTGATTCGTCTTTCGTATTTGTGACAGTTAGTGCCATGGTTTATGCCTCCTCGATGGTGATGGTTGGTGATCCGATTTCAACAGTGCGCGCCGATTCAAAAATCGACTGCAAAGAAATCGGCCAATTCTTGTAGGCGTTCTCGCTCACGTCAAACTTGACCGTGATATACTCGCGCGGGTCTTCGCCACGCGCTACAAGCTCACGCGAAACGCCGTCAAGCATTTCCTGATTCCACTTCACCTTCTTTGAAACGACATACTTGATCTTGTATTTGTCACTGGCAATAGTCGCCGTTCCAGCGCCATAGTCTTTCCCGGAAAGTTGAGCGAGAATTTCCGGCTCTGCCATTACTGACAAAGCTGTTTCAAGCTGTTTCTTTTGAGAGGTTAGGTCGGCAATCTGCTGCTTAACAATAAGCAGTTCAGTTGCCACTTGGTCTATTGTTGTCATGCTTTTCACTCCTGTGGGTTAGCGTTTGACAAGTGAGACCTTATAGGCCATATTGGGCCATGTCAACAGAAAAAAGGAAAATAAAATGCAGCTTAAAAAAATCTACATGCCAGAGAAGATGGCGGCGACTATTCAGCGTCTTGCAGATAAGGATGAAGTCTCGTTTTCTTCGGTGGTCCGTCTGCTAATCCTGAAGGGCTTGAAAAATGGAAGAGCATGAAATAAATGCAGCGCTTGCAGGTGGGCGCATGGGCGGCGAGTACCTAGTTGAGCTTGGACAAACTGATATGTCAAAGCTTACGCCTGCTCAATGGCAAGAATTTGTGTGCTGCATCTGCAAGGAATATCATCTCAGGCGGGTTCAAGCTGAATCTCTACGCGCGGATATTCCCTACTGATTCCGCCGCTCAGTAAAACCACTCGCTCGACGATCTTCCAGTTATCATCATCAATCACTCCGCGCCTAACCAAGAAATCTTCTGGCGCTTTGATATAATTGGACAGGTCGCGGGCGCGTGAATCCGGCCAGAAGAATGTATATGTGACAGATACACGCTCGCATTCAAAACGCGATGTTTCTATCTGTTCGCATGACTTCTGCCATTCCTTATATTTATTGCTCGGGAAACGCTTTTGCGCGCTTCCACCTCCAAACAAAGAATTGACGCTCGGCGGGAATGGGAGGGTGATTAGCATCATTCAACCTCAATCGCAAAATAGGTTTCACTCGGTCTTCCGACTCCGCCCGCCCGCATTTCACTATCAACAAGCTGGGCGTCTTTCAGCGCCAAAAGAATATCTTGGAGTTCGCGGCGCTTATATCTGCTGAATGGCGGGGTCTTCTGCATCTTTGCAAAAGAAATTCCATCATGTGCGCTTCTGATAGCCTTGAGCGCCGCTTTCTTTTGGCTCTCAAATTCGCTGCCGCTAACACACATCTTCAATTCATCAATCAAGCGATTAAAGTTGTATTTCGTCCAGTCAATAGCCCATTGAAGATGATCGGCCTCTATGATTGTTGCATGAGGATTAACGGCGAGCGCATAAACGAGTGACAGGCGGAGCGCGATTTCATTCGCTCTGTTCGTTATGTTAGACAGCCCTACCTTTTTCAGACCTGCATCACGATCAAGCCAATACCTCTGAAAATCCTCCTGCATCTGATTTGCTTCATGAGTAAATGATATTTCAACCAACTCAGGTTTATCAGTTGGAACGTCTTGCTTGTTTTTGTTCCGATCACGGATTGCATCGCACCAATCAAGAATTGATTTTGGAACTGGCATCCGTTCCTTGTGCCTGCGAATGTCCTTCTTTGCATCAGACACACAAACCAAGAAACGGTTAAGGAATCCATCGTCAATGCTCTCAACTCCAAGGCTATTGAACAGCCTATCTGGCGTTGACATTGCCAAAAGCGTAATATGTGGATTATGGATAAACAGTTTGCTCATCGCATCTCTAGCATCTTTTGTTGCAGTGATTAAGCTATAGTTCTTTGCCCGCTGCGTTCCGTCCGGTCTTCCAAAAACCTGCATCAGTTCAGTGTTTGCAGTTTTGGCGATACTATCATTTTTATTCTGGGCAACTTCGAGATAACGGCCAAACTCATCAATGATGGTCAAATGCCGAGGACGGGCAATGAGAGCTGACAGAACGGCAGCGCCAGACGTGTATCCATCACCGCCGATAAGACCTTCATTCCCGCTCTCGCTCAATACCTGCTCAACAATCTTTTTCGCATGTTCTTTTCCGGTTCCAGTTTCCCCGACATTCATCAGGTATAGCATCGGATAAATCCCGGTTCTCGTGCAGAAAGACCGTCCTAGGATTATAGAAGCCGTTGCAATCGCTGCTTGAACGGCAAACAATGGCTGGTCGTTTCCAGAGGTCGCATTGTAAAACCCGATAATGTCGCCAAGAACTCCTTTAGGGTTTTCAGGTGCGCTTGTCTTTTCCTTGACCTCATATTTCTTTGCAGTGTTTGTTTTGAGATATGCGGTTATCGGATCAAGACCTTCAGCCTGACGCCAATCATCAAAATCATTAAATCCACCTTGTGGAATAATAAAATCAATTCCGAGTCCGTCCTTAATTTGCTGCGCTGCATTAACTCCTGTGTTAGCCCCCTTCCCGTGATCGTTATCAGCGGCAATAACCACGATAGACGATGTTTTGGAAGCCTTGACCGTCTGGGCGACGTTATACAGGTTTCCAGCGTCAAAACTGACGTAGCATGTGTTTCCTGTCGCCAGATGCACGCTTGCGGCTGTGGCATATCCTTCGGCTATAAAAACACGGGAATCATTACCTTTGATGCAGAAATATCCCCCCTTTTTCTGCGTTCCGGTCTTGAACCGTTTCCGGTCAGGCCAAATACGCTGATAGCCTCTCATGACTCCGTCAATCAATACCGGGACAAGAAGGCATCCACCGCGACCATTGTCTTGCTTCACGTCACCAATAGCAGCCAGTTTCTTTCCCGCCAAATATGCGTTGTCATGATCTGCGTCAGGATACAGCGGCCACTCTCTCTGGGCCTCTGTAGCGCAATCCTCATGGACTTGGCGCTGTTCTTGATCTACTGCCAATCTCTGGGCTTCGACCTGAGCGTTAAATGATACCCGCTCTGCCGTAGTCATATGCTTGGCCTGTTTGCTCGACCAAGAATGCTTTTCACCGGTCTTCCAGCTACCCCAGTTGGCAATTCCGAACACAGCGCCGTCAATCTGGCAGTCGTCTAATTCGTGATAGATCAGCCATCCAGACTTCTTTCCGGGTTTGTCGTCCGGTCCGTCAATTCTCGTCAGTTTGCCGATCGTTAACTGTTTTGGTACTTCATATCCGCTCTGCATAAGCTGATCGCATATCTCCCGGCGAGGATCGCCAACCGTGTGCGACTGGATGAAATCAGAGACTTTTAGACCTGGCTGAATTGGTATCAAGATGTTAACCCTTCCGAGGTTATAGTGACCGCCCCCCGTGGAAGGGTGACAGGGCGTAGGCGGTAGCGAACCGCAGCGGCCAGCGGCAGATTGGCACAGGATTGAACTTTGTGCAACTGCCAGAAAACGGCAAAACCTATTTTTTCAAAAGTTTCTGTAGATATTTTTTGGCTGAAAAATATTAGTTTGTTAAAATTAACATGTGTTAATATTATTGTAATAAAATTAGTTATTTTTAAGTCTGAAAAAATTATGAAAAAATTGTTAAGTCAATGGAATCAGTGTGTTAAGTGTATTTTATAATATTTTAGAGAGATATACAGATATTACCTTATTTTCTCTCATTCACAGGCTACACGTGTATTAGGCGAAAAAACGTGTAATATTACATTACGCAACGTTAGTTATTGCAATGCGGTATATTTTGAAAAACATCAAACTTACTTAACGGAAATTATCCTATCAATCGCCACCCGCACATGGTACTTGCGCCAATCTTCAGCCTGTGGCATTAATGGGACATGTCTAAGAAGCCTCACATTTCTGATGATAAGATCGCAGCCGTTATCGAGCGCCTAGCTGAGGGCCTTAACCTAAAGGAATCTGCGGCTATAGACGGGTTCTCGATCAAAAATATCTATACGCGGATAAATGCCAGCCCAGAGCTTAAAGACATGCACGCGCGCGCGAGGGAAGATTACCAGAGAACTCGAGTTGATGAGATGCACGAGATCGCCAGAACTGAGCCTGATGTGCAGAGAGCCAGACTGCTCTGCGATAACATCAAATGGGAGGCTGCTCGAGTGCTGCCCAAAGTCTTCGGCGACAAACTCACCTCAGAGATCACCGGCCCCAACGGCGGGCCTGTCGCTGTGTCAAACGTGACTGCGCAAGTGCTGCGCGAAATCCCGACCGAGCGGCTCGAGTCAATACTAGCAGCGTCGTCTGAAGATGCCGGAAAAAATTAATATAACAACCGCTGACGTGCGCGCCGAGCTGGAGCGTCGTAAATACAACAGGATGGATTATTTTCTGTCTGACGACGTGCGCGGCGGATATAAAAAACACCTTGAGTTTATTGAGGCTACAGCGACTTTTCGCT